GGTCTTCCAGATTACATTGAGGAGTCAGGCTGGATAATATCCTATAACTACACTGAAAATGAGGTCAGATTTTCGGCTCACGTCTCATCAGATCCGAGACTAAAGGACACTGATGGAGACGGTCTAGAGGATTATAGTGAGTACAAGAACGGTCTGAATCCTAGGTCAAAGGATACCAACGGCGACGGCGTCCAAGATGAGGCAGACGAGGAAGAATTAGTCACATACTCGCATGATGAGAATTATTGGATCGAGACTATCCCCGCATCTGATTTTGTGTTCTATGATTTCACAGTTGATTCGGATGGATATGCATACGTTATAAGGGATCGCATAACGTATACATTTCCAGATAAAAAAATTGAGCCTGCTCTACTAATTTACGATGAAAACAGCAGTATAGTAGAAGTAGCAGGAAAAGCCTTCAATTATTTTGATCTGCTAGAAGAGTTCAACATAACCACGCGCGCTCATGAGATTCTAGTAGTGAAGTCTGATTTATATGAATATGAGAATCAGATTCATGTAGAAGTTGATGAAAATAGCGATACAATTTACATTTCAGGAATACTTGCGCACTCTGATTCACGTCATAGTATATTTATTTTTAATTCAACGATGGAATCGGGCAATGTCTCAATTCAATTGCATGATGTCATTGAAACTCCAAGTGGTTATTATCCCCCCAGCCAAATATGGCACGACGATTGGGATCCTGCTGAAGACATTGCAATCGTCTCTGAAAATCTTACCATAATTCCTTACTCCCACATTGAATATCCCCATCCAGAATATGACTCAATTCTGAAAGATGTATATATTCAACTGCTTGACCAGACGAGTCCACTTGGAAAGTGGGGAAAAAGTGGAGACGACTATGATGAGTTTAATGACATCGCGGGTATTACTGTAGATAGAGATAAAGAAAGAGTTGCTAACCAAGATAAGTATGGTTGCTATATGACTGATGCACAGATAGAGCGTGGTGATTGTAAGTTACCTGAAGAAGAACCTAAAGAAGAAGTTATAATAGTTGTTGATGAAGAACCAGATACCAAAGAAGAGCTTCCTGATGATGATGTTGTGGTACCTGAAGTGGAACCTAAAGATGAAGTGGAAGATATTAAACCTATCAAAGAAGAAGATACTCCTAAAGAGGAAATCAAGATTGATGTTGAGAAAATTGAGGAAGAGTTTAAGTTTGAAGAAGAAGAAATTATATTTGAGGACATACCTGAAGATATAATCATTGTTATTGAAGAAGAGGTTGTAGAAGATGAGTTGGATAAAGAGATACCAGGAGATGACATCATCAGAGAAGAAACAGTTCAAGAGGAAGATGTCCAAGACGAGGTTGTACAGGAAGTAGAAGTACCTAAAGAAGTTATCATAGAAGAACTTACTGAAGAAGAAGTAGCTTTGGAAGTTGCTGAAGTAGAAGAAGTCATTAAAGATATTGTCATAGAAGAAGTCACCACTGAAGAAGTTATAGAAGTCATAGAACAAGTTAATGACATAGGTGTACAAAACTTAAATCAAGCTACTGAAGAAGTGAAAGAAGTTGTACAAGCTGTTGTTGAAGAAGCTATAGAAAATGTAGAAGATTTATCAGAAGAACAAGTTGCTGTTGTTGCAGAAGTGTTACAAGTAGAAGAAGATGATGTTGAAATTATTGCTGAAGCTGTCAAAGAAGACGAAGTCGTAGCTGAAGCAGTAGAAGAATATGTAGAGAGAGCAGTAGAGAACGCTAATGTAGAGAATTACACACTTGCTGATGTTGTTACAGAGGTACAATATGAGGCTTTCTTAGAAAATCCTATAGAAGTATTAGTAGATTTTGACAACATAACAGAGATAAACTTGTCAAACATATCTGATGATATGACACAGGACCAAAAAGAAAAAGCACAGGAGGTCGTAGTTCCTGTAATCTTGACTAGAATAGCTAGTATGGCTGCGTTTATATTTAGGAGAAGCTAATGATTAAAAAGTTATGGGCTTGGTTTGTAGAAGCAATAAAGGAAACACTAAATCTTAGTTGGACTTTAGTTGGTTTAATTATTGCAACACTAACACTTACTGGAAGTGCAAGACAAATCACAGGTTTAGCTACTATAATAACTTTAGGTATATGGTTGATAACGATAAAGTTCAGAAAGTAACTTGTTGCTCTTACAAAAACGATAAGGGTACACACATTAATATATGTAACTGTAAGGAAGGTGGTATAGGTGAAACTCACAGTTGTTAGAACACAATTTGGAACAGATGCAACAAATGGTTTGTTGTTTATAGATGGTTTGTTTGAATGTTATACATTAGAGGACCAGTATCAAGCAGTAAAGGTTATGCATGAAACCTGCATACCAGAAGGAACTTATGATATTAAATTTAGAAAGACAGGTGGTTTCCACGCTAAGTATTCAGAGAGATATAAGAATGCACACTATGGTATGTTGCACTTACAAGATGTGCCTAACTTTACCTATATTCTTATACACTCTGGTAATACAGATGAACATACTTCAGGTTGTTTAATTGTAGGAGAAACACAACAAGATTTAGACCTAGGTAAAGATGGATTTATAGGTCATAGTGGTAAAGCATATAAGAAAATGTATGCAAAAGTTGCAGGTCAATTACTACAAGGCAAGAGTGTAAGCATAGAATACACAACAATAAATAAATTATTAGAGGGTCAAGTAGATAATAAAGCTAAAGACCACACAGTGTTAGCTAACACAGTATATGAAAAGCTAGAAGAAATAAATGGAAATGTTTTGATAGGTAATGCTATGTTGAAAGGGAGGTTAATTCAATAATGTTTGATAGAATTAAAAGAGCAAGAAACCAAGATGGTACATTTAAGAAAGATGTATGGTGGACACCCTGGTCTGATTCGTGGGAGTATAAAATGAGTGACGATTTAAAAGATATGTTAGAGCGTACTGCTTGGACATTCATTGAAGCGTTCATTGGTGCATTAACAGTTGCTCCATTAGTTGGTGTAGAAGCTGAAACACTTCAGTTAGCTGCATTAGCTGGTGGTGGTGCTGCACTTGCAGTTATCAAAACATACGCTAAAAAACAAATAACTAAGTAATAGATTTTGTCACTCCTTTGTAGTAAACTGTCAATGACAGGGCAAAGGAGGACAAATGTCCAATAAAAATATACCTGAAGAGTGGGGTAACAACTTCTACAAATCAGGTTGGCAACCAGGTCTGGAAGTAAATGAACAGACAGGCATGGGAGAAATCACACATGTTGGAACAGACCCTAATTATAGGAAAAAGTTTGACCAAATACTAGAAGGTTGGGGTTTTGACCCTAAAATCTACGAAATAGAAGGCTCTGTACGAGCTAGTTCATGGAACGCACAGTTAAAAGGTGGACAAACTACTACTTTTTATGCGTTTAAAGGCATTGTAAAGAAGAAAAGACCTGGACATGATAAGTATTTCCAACAATTATTCAAACAAGCAAGTAAAAAACCAACATTAAAACCTAAAACTTATGGTGGTGATACTGCTTTCTTATTTTTTATGGCTGATTGGCAGTTAGGTAAGAAAGATTATGGCGTTGAGAATACCCTTAAACGCTACGAGGTTGCCCTACAAGATGCAGTAAATAGAATTAAGGAACTGCGTAAGGTAGGTGTCCAAATAGATGAAATATATATGATAGGACTAGGTGACCTTACTGAAAACTGTTATGGCTTTTATGACAGTCAACCATTTAACATTGAACTTACAATGATAGAACAATATGCGTTGGCTAGGTCATTAATTATGAAAACAGTAGATACTTTTCTACCACACGCAGACAAACTTGTACTAGCAGGAGCACCAGGTAATCATGGTGAGGCTTCTAGGTCACAAAAAGGTCAGGTTGTTACTAATAGATTAGATAACACAGATACAATGCACTTACAGATATGTGGTGAGATTATGAAAGCTAATCCTGAACGCTATAAAAAGGTTACAGTAGAAGTTCCTGAAGGTTTCCATCAAGTTATGGACATCAAAGGCATAACTTGTGGTTGGACACATGGACACATGACTTCAGGTGGAGGCAGCAATCCTGAAATTAAGATAGAAAACTGGTGGAAAGGTCAGATGTATGGCTTTCTTCCAGCAGGTGAGTGTCAAATCTTAATCACAGGTCACTATCATCACTTTCGTAGTAAGCAACAGGGTGACAGAACTTGGTTTCAATCACCTAGCTTAGATAAGTCCATAGACTTTACTGCTAGAAGTGGTATGTGGTCGCACCCTGGTGTACTTACATTTACTGTTAATGAAAAAGGTTGGGACAACTTAAAGATACTATAAAAAAAACCCCCACCAAGTTGGCAGGGGTTTTTAATTTTGTTATTTAATTATCGCTAATGAGTGTTACAACATCTTTATGACCAAGCCATTTTTTAAATGGTTCTTCTTCTGGATGAAACATCATTGTTGTTGATAAGGTTAAAGCAAACTCTTGATTTACTTTTTTCCAATTAATATATTTTCTATGATGTATTGCAATCATAATTAACTTAATAAATAGTTTCATTATTCACCCATCCATTCATCACACTTGTCCTCGTGTTCGTTTTTTACAGATACAGAATTAAAAGATTTATTACAACTCCAACATTCTGATTTTGGTGATGAAATTTTATACATATTTTCCATCCATTTATTTCTAGCCATAATTCCTCCTTAGTATTTATTAGCTAATACCATGTTAGCACATGTTGACACATTTGTCAAATCGTGTATTTTTACAATGGAAGAATTTTGTATTTTTTCTCTTGACCTTTGAAGTCTTTTTCGTGGTAAGTGTGATGTTCTTTAACGCTATCCCACATCTTTAATACTTCATCAAATGAATACCACTTGACCTCTTTGGTTTTTATATTGACATAAGTTATACCAACTTTAACTTCAGGATAATCTTTTGCTCTATCGTGCAACTCTCGTAGCTTTACCATATCAGAGAACTTTATCTTCTTTGTCCCTTTGACCTCTGTCAAGTACAACTTATCTCTTCTGTTAAAGATGTAATCAGGAACAGTTATGATGTCTGTATAGTACCAAAAGAAATCAATACTATGTTCCCATGGGCTAGTTGCTGCTTTTAACCAGTCCTTTTGTTTCACTAGCCCTAATCCTGTAAGGTGTTGCTCAAAGATATCCTCTGCTTGTTTACCAACACCACCTTCTACCCTGTCGTTGTACTCCATATCGCTGAAGTCCATTACTCTTCTTCCTCTTTTGTGTTTGTAAGTATTTGTATGTTAGGAAGTATTGCAAGTAGTTGCTGTTGTCCAGTAGGTAACAATATACTTTTACCCATAAACAAAGGTACTTCCTTTTCATTTCTTCT